AGTTCTTTTAATATATTACCTGAGGGTGTAGGTAAAACCTCTATTTTACCCATTACATTATCTCCATCCCAGTTATATTCTGATATTAGGTGGGATACATTTTTTAAGTTTACTACAGAAGATTCGGGATGATCTAACTCACCCATAGAACGTCGTTGAGTAATAAGTTCATTATACTTATCCATTTCACGTTCCCATAATCCTTTTGAGTAATAACGGCCATTACCATTTTTTACTTCTGCTGTAGCTAACACACCTTCAACTAGTAGAGGTGCATTACCTCCACTTATATCCTCAGTTATTTGAGATGGGGATATTTTGATAGCATGTGTTTCTATTAATAATTTTTTCATACAATAGATTTAGTATATTTTTTACTCTGCTTCGAATGATTCAGTTTCATCTACTATTTCCTCAGGTATTTGATAAGATTTTCCTGATAGTTTTTCATAAACTTTTTTCATGCCTAAACTTTTCTTTTCTAAAAGCTTAATTTCTTTTTGCATATCTTTCATCTTCTTCTTATCAACAAGTTCTGATAGATTTTCATCTTCACTTATTGAATTTACTCTGCTAGATTTTGTAGCAATCTCTTCATCTAAGAAACCTATTTGAGCTTCTAGTTTTACAATATCACCTTGTTTTCCAATTTCAGCTAATTTACTATCAATAGATTCTTTTTTCATTTTTTTCTTATCTTTTAATGCTTTTACCATTGGTTCTTTTGTATCACCATCTCCGTCTACATCTGGATAATCAGGTCTTGCTTCTTCATCCATTCCTGCTTTTTCTTGTGAAGCCTCTATTGCTGCTTCTCTAGCTTCTTCAAACTTATCTTCATTTTCATCCATTGGTAATTCTTCTTCCTTATTTTCTTCAGATAAAGAACTCATAAATGTATTTAAAGAATTTGGAGATTCAGTTAATCCTTCTTCTTTCATCATTTGTTTAACAACTTCACCTTGCTGCATAGCAACACTATTAGGATTACCTATAGATACAACACCACCTAATGATTCCTTAATTAATTTTCTTAGTGTATCATCTTTTGATTCTTTAACAGGAACCATTTCAGTACCACCATCTTTTAGTTTTTCACTATATCCACTTGCTGCAAATTTACCTTCAGCTTTTTGTGTTTTAGCTTCACTATATCCTAAACCTTTTACACCAAATTGACCTTCTTTAACATAATGTAAAGGGTCTTTTGCTAAGTTTTTAATAACCATAGCTTGTGCTTCTTCTATAGTTAAACTTGGGTTATATTTAACTTCTAAATACACACCATTTAACATTTCTTGACCATTGACGTTATTTATATTATCCACTTGAGGAGAATAATCATAATTTCTGTCTTGAGTATTTATTACTTCTTCAGCAGTTTCTTTTTCTTCAGCTTTGATTTTTTCTTCACCTTCTTTAGTGTTGATTTCTTTTTCTACTTTATTATCAACAATAGGATTTAAAGATTCTTTACTAGCTTCAGCTAGGTAAGCATCAAACTTATTTTCCCAATTTGCTTTAGGTGAATTTAAGGTTTCAATTTTAGTAATAGGTTTTAAATCAACCATACCACCTATCTCCTCATTAAGGACATTTTCTTCCTTAGTTTCTAAAGATTTTTTAAATTTATCTAATAAGTCTTTCATAATTTAATTTTTATTGTTGTAATAAAGTTTCAATATCGTTTAAATAATCCCCAATTAAATCTGTGCCATAAACAACATCGTAACTATTAGGGTTTTCTCTATAATTTTTTACTGTATCTATTTTAGCTAATCTTAAAGATTTTTTTATAGTTTCTAGTTTATCTTCAATCTCACTAAACGCTTCAATGCGTTCTTGGTGAAATTTTTTAATATCACTATCATCTTCTTTAATACTAAGTTTATATTTCATATTATAAATATCAAAAAAGATTTTTTACTTCAAGACCAGAACCTTTCTGTACATAGTTACCTTTTTTATCCTTAGGTACTAATTGGTATTTAAACTGCTTTACATAAGCATTATCTTTTACTCCATCTTCACCCGCAGCAGGACCTGGCCCTAATGTTGCACCTGGATCTTCAGATTTGGTTTCTTTTATTTTTTTCTTTTTTTTTGGAATTCTAAAAGCGTAAGGTGTTAAATAAGCACCTGCAGCCCCACTTGTAGACATTTCATCTACTGTTTTTCCAAATACTAAATAATTAGAGACACTACACGTACCATCTGAACAATGTTTTTTACCTTTAAGTATCATTGGATTAACTAGATCTAATCCAAACTGTTGTTTCATTAAACCTCTAATTGTATTAACACCCTTTTCATCAACAGCATCATACATAGTATCATTTTCGCTGTTTTCCATAGGATAAAATTGTAATATAGCTACATCATCACTAAAATGCTTAGATACCATATCCTTATCAGTAAATTTAACACCAGCATCTACATTAGTAACTAAATTAAATGGCATAGATGTTTCTGAATTAAACTCGCCCATTTTTTGTAGTTTACCTATATCTTGGGATTGGATATTAAATTTATTAGTAAATACTGCTTCATTAACTGCAAATGATTTTTTATAGATTTCTGGATAAGTTTTTCTAATATGAGTACGATATTCATTAAATTTACTCATAATATCCATCGCCATATCATCAATAGTAGCGTCTTCTGTTTTAGATGATAAATCAGTTAATTGTGTTCTTAGTTTTTTAAATGTAGTAAATGCGGTATCAAAATTGGGTACTTTTTTAACATCCCAAGATATAGTACCTGTTTCTGGGTTTATGTCACTAACAGTAGATTGGATTCCACTATCAGTACTAATATCACCAATTTCTATTTCTTTAACTTTATATTTGTACCCCATTGGAAATTTTGATTTCTTTTACTAATTCATAATATTGTAGTAAATCAACTAAGTTATCATCGTTTATTTTATCTGTTTTACTTAGTTCTACTAATAGCTTAGCTACCTCAGTTATTTTTATTTTAGTAGCTGTATCTTTAATATTTTCAGCTTCAGTGTTTAAAATAGATTTTAACTCATTTATTTTAGTATTGTAAAAATTTCTTAAACTTGGAGTTGAATCTACAGAATTAATAAATTCTTTTAATATTTCTTTTTGTTCCAAACTTAATATTTCATATTTACTATTAAATTTTTCCAATAATATTTTATAAGTAAGAGATCTTGTATCCTCATCGTATGTAGCAAATTCAACTAATACTTCTTCCTTTTTAGTAGGATCTAACTTTTGCTTAGTTAAATGTTCTAATAAAGTTATTTTATTGTTCATCAACTGCTCAGTATTAATCATAGCTGATGAATTGTATCCCTCTATTAGTGTATATAAAGAAGCTAATTGCTTATAATTTTTAATCTTAGAATTAAAAAACTGATTTACATCATAATGTTTTTGTATCTCATTAATAAGATTGTATTTTTGTTTTCTAAGGAAAGTTCTATTAAACTTTTTAGAATTACCTAATACGGTTTCTATAAGAACTGATGCTCTACTCTCATTTAGAATAGGAGATTTTTGGATTGACTCATATAATTTATATTCGCGACCTAATTCACTTTTTACAAAATATTTTTTTAGTAAATCTATGGCTGGAGAGTCAACACCTTTTAAAGTATCAGCTGTAATTTGTCTTACAAGCAATTCAAATAGTATACCTGTATTTTTAAATTTGGAATTCTTAATTTTCATCAAAAAAGTGTATTTAGTTATAAATATTAATCTTTTAGTTGAGATTCATCCAATAAGGTACTATCCTTTTTGTCTTGCTCAAACACTAGTTGTTTTTTATTTAACTGCTTAAATATATCCTTATTTTTTAGATATGTAACTTCTGGTTTTTCAAACTCTGATATAGATGATTTATTACTACCCTCGTTTTTATCTGTATCCTTCATACGTTTTACACCTAAAGGATCTTTTCCAAAGTTATTATCTTGTTTACCTCTATTAGTTATTGAATCTTTAGGTCTACCTAGTTCAGCATCTTCATTATACCCATCAGGTACATTACCTGGATCTGAATACATTCTGCCTTTACCATATAGACTAGCTAAATCATGAGGAGTTCCATATGATTGACCTGTTTCAACTGGGTCGTTACCTTCAGCTGCTATTTGGTCTAATCTGAACTTACGTTTAGCATCTTCTCTAGTTAAGGATCTATACTCATCATATTGATCTTCACTAAAGTGATAGATGTTATGATAAATCCAATCTGATGGTACTAATCCTTGATCTAATAAAGTTCCAGCTAACTCAGCTTTTGATTTAAGTAACTCTATTCTTTCTTGATCATAAATGATAGAAGGAGTAGTCATTGATAACTCAAAGTTAGTTAAAGTTTCATCAGTATACCCTTGTGTATATAAGTGAACTAAAGCTATTTTATTTAACTCAGATAATAATATTCTTTGTATTCTATCTACTGTACGAGCAAATCTAATATCTTCTGCTGCTAATGTGGCTTTACCTTCTATATTTTCATCATATCCTAAAAATGCTTTAGGTATTTTAAGTGCAGCAAATAGTTTATCTCTTAAATATTCTACATCTTGTATACCATCATAAGATAAACCAGGTGTAGTATCTATTTTAGTTGCACTATCATTTCCTCTAACAGGAATGTAAAAATCCTCAAGCATATTTTGCATATTATACTTTAAGTTATATTCACCTGTTTTTTCATCCATCATTGGGGCGCGTTTCATATTTGAAACTGTTTTTTGCATAAATGCTTCTACCTCATTAGGAGGAATAGAACCTACATTTACATAAAATACTCTTTTTTCTGGTGCACGAGCTATTCTATGAATCAACATTGCATCCTCCATTAAAGCATATTGTTTATATAATTTTCTAGCAGGCTCAATATATGATCTACCATATGGTAAATAGTTTACATCTGCTACCATTCTAAAATGGGCCATTTCATAATTATCATATGTTACTCCTCCTCTGCTATCATCTGAATCAGGTTGATTAGGAGCGTTATAGTAGCCATAAGAACTTCCAGCAAAACCATCTGGGTTCCATCTAAACTTTACTTCAGATGGATTATCTGGATTTTGTCCTTCTACTCTTTCAATATGATATGCTGTATAAGGAATAACATTATAAACTCCAAACTTTTCAGCTATTTCTAACTTTAAGAAAAAATCACCATATTTACACATTTGTCTAACCCACATCCATAGGTTAAATTCAATATTTAAAAAATCATAAAATAAGTTATATAGTATTTTTTGAATATCTTCGTTTGAACTTCTAATCTGAAGTACCTCTCCCATATCATTTTTAAGAGTTGATTCATCAGCAAGAATATCAAGTGCAGAAGCTATAATAGCGTCTTGATCCATTACATCATATTCTGAGTATAATTGAGTTCTTAAATATTGGTAGTTAAGATTAAACTGTGCTCCTAGTAAAGAAGTAGGAGCTGTAGAATATACTCTATTAAATCTATCTACTAAGGCATTAGTTTCAAATTCACCACTTGATTGGATATGACCCGAATCTATGGTTTTTAGTTGATTACCTCCAACATTGCGAATAACTACATCTGTGGAGAATAACTTTTTTAATCTTGTAAATACACTTTTATCAGCCATTTTTATATTTGCTTATTGTTATAAATATTAATCTAATAGCCAACGTATATCTTCTTTACCCTCAGGTGTTGGCATTGAATAAGGGTTTGGTACTGATGGGTTAGATCCATAACCACCTTGGTATGGAGTTCTATTAACATGCATATTTTGTAATGCTTGTTTTGTCATATCAATACCTCTTTGACTATTTTTTAAAGCAGTATCCCTAATATACATTCCAATCCCAAATGACATTACTAAATCATCATTGTAACCAGTTTGTGCTTCAGGTCTACCATTTCTCCAAATAAATGTTTTCATTTCCTCTATCAATCTTTTTGATTGTATAGTTACTCCTTTATCACTTAAATACTCTTGAAACTTACCTATAACCATAGGTCTAGTTTTTGAAGACATAGTAAATCCAGGAGTCATTTTTGAATGATCCTGATATTTGTCAAAATAAGAGTTAACATTTGAATATTCACTTTTTTGAGAATAATAAATGTTATTATAGTTTCTATCTAGTACTGTTTGAATAGTAGCCCATCCTATATTCGCATTTTCTATTACTAATAATGCCTCATTATATTCAGTAGCTATACCTACTAATAAGTGACCATAATCTTTAGTACCTATTTGTCCTTTATATTCAGCTACTTGTACATTATTTTCAGTATCCATAATATGAAAGGCTGAATAATCTTTACTATCGCCTCTTGATACATCAGCTACTACTATATAATCTCTACTATAATTTGCTGTTTCCCATATCCATAGATTTTGGTCAGCACCTCTTCTTTCTATGGGATCTTTAATAAAAGATTTTTCATAATATTCTAAGTACTCAGGAAAAAATACAACATCTCCAGATGTGCTAAAATCACAATCACATTCTTGAGCTGCTAATCTAGGATCACCTAATAGTTCATCTTGTTTTTTTCTCCATGAATCATCTCTTTCTGGATGAACATACCAAGGTAGTTTTATAGGTAAAAAATCATTTTCTGCTGCTTCTGCTCTTGACCATGTTTGGTGAAACCAGTTACCTGTACCATAAGGGGTAGATAATGCTATACATCCACCTCCTGTAGCTAGTGTTTGTTGAGCAGAAGCCCAAATCTCTCCAATATTATCAATAAATGCTGCTTCATCTATTAGTAGCAAAGATACGGCTTCGGATCTACCAGCATCACTAGAGGCTGAAGTTGCTTTTATTTGGGATCCATTTATTAATCTAAGATTTAGTTTGTTATTTTCAGCTGCATCTACTTTTAACCATGAAGGTAAGTTTTCATACATAAACTTTACCTTTGTAACCATGTTTTTAGCAGTTTCTTGCTTTGTTGCTATACAAAGTACATTTTTATCTTTATGAAATGTCATTAACCATAATGAATAACCTGCACCTAAAGTAGATATTCCTAACTGTCTAGATTTTAATACTATAGAGTAGGGATTGTCTCTAAATAGAGTTAATACTTTTTCTTGAAATGGGTATAGATTAAACTGAATACGACCACGTTGTGGGTGTTGTATTTGACAATATTTTTTCATAAAATGTGCTGGGTCTTTTGCACATTTAAGATATTCTTGTCTTATG